TTGTATTGGCCTACCTTCAGTACAGCAAATCGTCGTGAATCCGATACCAACAGTATTACCTATATCTGATCAAACGATTTGCCATAATCAAACGACAAACCCGGTTCAATTTACGAGCACTTTTGCTACAAGTTATGAATGGCAAAATACCAATTCAACAATTGGACTTTCTTCCAGCGGGTCTGGCAACATCTCTTCATTTACAGCACTCAATAGCTCAAATAGTCAAGTTTCCACAACCACTATCACTGTTACTCCCTTCTACAGCAATAATAATGTCAGCTGTCCAGGTACACCGCAGTCATTTGAGTTTACAGTGAATCCAATTCCAATTGTAAATCCTGGCGCCACCCTTACTTTTTGTACAAATGACCTCACACCAACAATTAACCCTCAAGGAACAGCAACTACTTATACCTGGACTCAGACCAACCCTAGTGTAGGGTTAACAAGCACTACTGGTTCTGGCGCTATCAATCCATTTACTACTCAGAACAGCACTTCATTGCCTCTCTCGAGTACTATTTCCTGGACGCCGATTTATACTTTTAATAGCGTAAGTTGTATTGGCCTGCCTTCAGCGCAGCAAATTGTCGTGAATCCGATACCAACAGTATTACCTATATCTGATCAAACGATTTGCCATAATAATGCCACTGTGCCAATTGCATTTTTGGGTACAGCGTCCTCCTATCAATGGTTGAATACCAACGCAACTACGGGTATTCCTATTTCGGGTAGTGGCAACATTCCAAGTCTATTTGTTCAGAATGGTTCTACTAGCAATCCAAATATTTCCACAATTACGGCAACGGCTATTTATACAAATAACAACCTTAGTAGTATTTCGACGGACAAGGGTCACCTTCAACTCCGAAGGAGAAGGAGACTCGTGATTCTCGTGGAATTACTTGATGATGCGTACCTCGGGGGAGGTACACGTACATACCCGGCTTAAAATCAAAAGGTTCATTGTTATTGACACCTTCTACTTTTAAACCGACAGTGCTGATCACTTGGACGAGAAAAACGTCCATAGAGTCTTTATGCCAAGGGTATGACCCACTCGCACGACCAAATCCACTAAACGCGATGTTAGTGATTTTATTGGCGTGTAGGGTGAATACGTCTTGCATCTCTTCATAAATGTTCTTAGCAAACTCCGGAGCACTTCCGCGAGAATGAAACTTATTTAATCCGATACGCATTTTGTCTGAGTTGCGATCATATAGATCGTCTGGATGCGAGTCCATCATCTTCATGAACTCATTCCAGCTGTAGGTATCTTCCATATTAAACGGAAGACTACCCACAAACGGAATTTTATTTTTTATATTGTCGTCACGGTTTTCAAAAATATCATAATAATCTGACATGATTTAGGTATTCCAAATAATTAATTATTACCTATATTGTACTTAGGCTGTAATGTCCAGTTGGCCTTATCTTGGTACGATATAATTTTAATCTGCCTCATCGGAGCGCAGTCTTTAGCAACTTCTTTATTCACTATGGCAACAAGACCCCAGTCCTGTAATAGAGTTGCTATGGTATTGCGACGTTCTACATCGCCTTCCTCAAGATTACTTTTCTTCCCATCTAGTAAAAACAGTTCTTTAAAATGAACTATGAAGTATCTACCCTGCTTATGTAGGATATGACAAGATTGGAATAGAGTATTGTCGCGACGGGATGCGACACCTATTCTGGTCAAAGTTTCTCTAACTTTGAGGAAGTCATCTGGCTCAGCCAACGTTATTTCTAACATCATATCTAAGTTCCATTTAACGAGATTTTTCTCTTCCACCTTTATACACCTTATTTTTTATTACGCTGATCTGTTCATCAGTCAATAATGATAGAGCCTGCCTGGCCTTTTCATTACTGTATCCATAATATTCTTTTATTAATTGAATGGCATCAGTCTGACTTGCTTTATTCCACTTAGAAAATCTCTTTCTTTTCCTAACAATATTTATAAGAAAGTCATTCTGAAGTCGCACACTAATATGATGTAATCTGTTCATTTCGTTGGCAAGAATTACGGTATCTGAGAAGTAGGATAGAGACCTATTAATCAGATAACTGTTATAATATGTATCATTATCCGCGTCTCCGACCAACAAATTCTTCTTGGTGTCATTAATGCTTTTTACGAAGTCAAAGGGACTTAATTTTTTAGATTCGGTCATCTATCTTACACCATCCTCTTCTAAAGTCTTTTTCATATAACGTATTAATTCTAGCAATCTGGTCTGCAGTCATGATACCATCGTATACTTTCATAGTACTAGCGTTGTCATGAATGTTTAGTCTATCCGCAGACAACCCCAGAGCAGAGGACTCATTTATCAGCACTAGTAATCTATTTAGTTCACTGATATCTACGACAATATCGTAGTCTTCCGGAACGCCCATGTACCATGACTGAGTATAGAAGTGATTATTTTTAACAGAACCATCTTCCATAGATATAATAACTTTTTCAATGTCACTATCCAATGAAGGAAGTTCATTACCACGGCCACTGCGAATGTGGCGGGCCTGGTTCGCTACGATGTACTCACACGCAGATTTGAATCTATCAATTGGATCTCTTCGAACCGCAAGTCTAAAACTATCCTTACGGAAGGGAATATCGAATTGGTCTCCTTCTTTGCGGACTTTATCTAGTCTACCCGCACGACCAATATACTCATCGTGACCTCTATGAATTCTATATAATTCTTTTAGGGTAGACATACCGTTCTTGGGGCAAAGTCTCACATCAACATTATTAGGAAAATATAATACGTTATCGGCGGGAGACATTTCATATAGTGAAGTATTTTGCATTATGCTTTTATTTCCACGTTTGCCATGACCTCAGTGAGGCAGGCGACTAGGTTAAGTTCGTGATCTTGAACAAACGCATTCTTATATTGATAATCACCAAGTATCAGCACTAATTGTGGAATACTATTGGGCACAACATAATCATACATTTTATCGTATATGCCACGGAAAATCGCAGCAGGTTCTATATCTATATTATTTACGACCCAAGAACGCATACTCTTAAAGTTTTTATCTCGAATAGACTTGAATAACGCAGTATATGGGTCAGAGACTTGCTTAGCTGCTGTTAGCGGGATGTTCAGAGTGCCAGAGATAGAACCACGCTGCATCTCATTGATGACCCTGCGCCAGTCAGGAGCGTGCCGCATGATGAGGTTTGCGATCACGTTATTATCAAACTGAACGTTCTCTTCTTTGAGAATATGTTGGGCGCGAGACATGAATTGCCCACACAACTGAACCATAACTGTTTTGTTAAAATTGAACTGGTATTTGGAACATCTAGAGTGAAGAGGTTCGATAATACGGTTCTCGAAGTTACAAGTCATAATAAAACGACAGTTCTTAGAAAACTCTTCGATGAACCCACGGAGAGCAGGTTGGGTCGATTGGGGATTGAGGTAGTCCGCCTCATCTAGGATGACAACTTTGTAACCACCCTGTAAGGATACCGAGGAAGCAAACTGTTTAATCTTACCACGTAGGGTATCAATGTTACCTTCTTCCGACCCGTTCACAATGATGTAATCTACGTCCAGTTCTTCACAGATAGCACGTGCGACAGTAGTCTTACCAGTACCAGCGGTACCAGTGAACATCATATTAGGAATCTCGCCACCATCGACGATTTTCTGGAAGGTGGTCTTCAGTTCTGTAGGAAGGATTGTTTCTGAAACTTTTGATGGGCGATACTTCTCAACCCAAAGGAATTCTTTGCTCATGTGTTACTCCATAATAAAATAAATGTATCTTTCAACGAGAGCTATTATACTACAATAACTCTCTCATGTAAATAGGTATTAATCAAATAAGTTAAATAAATCTAAAGATTCCCACGGCCAGTAGGTGTAACCAAAATGTCCCCACCTCGCGGTCTCTTTTAAGTTTATGGAAAAGAGATCGAAACGGTCAATGATTCCTTTGGGTGTCAGGTCAACAGTATCCAGAACCAATTTTACGAGGTCTTCGCGCACTTGTCCGTCCGCATAGATGTATAAACTAGTGGGTTCTTTCACACCAATAGCATAACTCAACTGAACGGTACAGTTACTCACACCAAAAGAATGAACAATATTCTTTGCGATGTAACGTGCCATATATGCGCCAGAACGGTCAACCTTGGTACAGTCTTTACCACTAAACGCACCACCACCATGTGGACAGTACCCACCATAGGTGTCTACAATAATCTTTCGACCAGTAACACCAGCATCACCATCAGGGCCGCCAATGATAAACTGACCTGTGGGATTAATAAGATATTCAGTTTGGTTATCGACCCAATCACCGAGACATTTTTTGATAAGTTCTTTTATATTAGTTCGTACAATCTCTATATCTTGCTTTGCGGTATGTTGCGCACTACAAACGACTTTAGACACTCGAAGAGGTTTACCTGTTTCAGCATAATCGACAGAGACCTGAGACTTGATGTCGGGGCCATACTTTGAATACGCACTAACACTTTCTATTATCTTTTTACTGAGACTAATTGCGAGAGGCATATAGGTATCGGTCTCTGTACACGCATAACCAAACATTAGTCCTTGGTCACCCGCACCGAAGTCATCAGTACCTAGAGCGATGTCAGCAGATTGACCGTGTAGTTCATTGTAAACCTTTAAGTTTCTCCAATGGAAACCATCTTGTTCGTAACCAATTTCATACACAACGTCTCGAACAATCTGTTCAATACGTTTCTTGTCAAACTTATCGCTCTTATATTCTCCAGCAAGGACTACCATGTTAGTAGTTACAAGGGTTTCGACCGCAGCGCGATGGGAGGGGTTTTTATCTATCAGGTAGGTTGCTACAGCATCAGATATGATGTCAGCAATTTTATCGGGGTGGCCACTACTAACGCTTTCACTAGTAAAAGTGTAACTCATAATAAATTCTCATAATATATAAAATGGAGCCGCCTATCCGATTCGAACGGATCACCTGCTGATTACAAGTCAGCTGCTCTACCAAATGAGCTAAGGCGGCATTTACTTTCTAACTATTAGTATATAGTCAGAGTTTAACTATCAATGTTACCAGTATAGCAAGTAGTAACATATTAGTCGTAAAGATTTCTATCGCTAGTATTGTGTGATACCAAACCCAACGAGTCTTGTAAGCATTCTCGACGGTAATATCGTCGGGGTCTGCATCGGTCATTGGTGTTGAGGTTATTCCTCTTAAAAATTTAAACATCGTTACGCCGTATGAGAGTTACTTTAGCATTATGGTTTTCCGTTTTAGCAGGCCCTTTACTAGGAAAGTACCTACAGTAGTTTACAATAGAATATAGACCGTCGTGTTCAGCATTAAACTTTCTAAACGTACTAGCGACAGAATCAGTTTCAGTGTCGTCTAGGACTATAAAAGGTACTTTAAGTTGATGACATAAATTAAGGTCGTTCATAGCACATTCTTTACTATGACCACCATCAACAAATACCACGTCTAGACCTTTAGGAAAGTTGTCTACAGTCATTGTCAATGAATCTATTTTAGTGAATTCAAATCTATCACCAAATAGTTCTTTAGTTAACACGGCATTAGGTTCGGTGTAATCATGAAACCCTATGTCGTAAGAATGTACTTTAAGATTAGGAAACAAAGTGAGTAGCAAATTACTACTATGTCCTGCGTTAAATCCTATCTCAGCAATACTCTTAAAGTTAGTTAACTTCTGAACACCATACCAGAACTGAAATAATCTGGTTTGAGGTTTCATATAGCCTTCAGTTATCTTTCGTGTTTCTAGATAGGGGAAAGATATTGCCTCTAACTCGTCATATGTGTATTTAGTACGATCTTTTAAATAATCAGTCATTTCTTCTTTTTTCACTATAATGACGCACTATGTATATTCGAGTAAATGCGACAACAGAAAACCAACAAGTAATTATGTTAGAAATCCAGAACGGACTGGTTATCTCCCACTCACCTACAATCAACCACAAAAAGAAAATGTTGAGGGGGTAATTTATCATCGCCCCCGTCAACACATGTATCGCAGCTTCTTTAGCTATATAGGGATTTAGTTTAAACAACTATTTCTCAAAACATCTACTAGATTCTCGGGAGAAGAAACACTGTACGGGTCAAGTGGACAGTCATCCATACAACCATCTTCAGGTAAGAAATTCGTGACAACCATGTCATTAACTACCATAGAATATCTCCAAGAACGTTCACCAAATCCTAGATTACGTTTAGATACAGACATTCCAAGACTGAGAGCAAAGTCACCATTACCATCTGGTAACATCTTAATATTCTTGATACCTAACTTTTCTGCCCACTGAAACATACTGAAGGCATCATTGACAGATGTACAATATATTTCATCAATACCTAAGTCCATAAACTCTTGGTACATATGTTCGTAAGAAGGTAACTGTTCGTTAGAACACGTAGGAGTAAATGCGCCTGGCAGTCCGAAGATTACTACACGTTTACCACCGATCAGTTCAGATAGATTTTTGCGCACCCAAACAAATGGGTTGTCTCCACCTATAGAGTCATCACGTTCTCTGAGATGAAATGTCACGTCAGTTAAAAACGGGTCAAACATATTTTACTCCAATAAAAGTGATGGTGTGGGGTGATCATAATAAACATATATTCAATCAAATCAATGGGGGCAAAGAAATATTGCCCACACCATCAAAAGGGTTACAAATTATTTCTTAGCAGGTTTACTGCTGGATTCTTCGATAGCGGCAGCTGCGGCTGCTTGAGCAATACGCTCATACAACGCGACTACTTGAACACCTTGGTCACGTAGTTGACCGATAGTGGTGAGTTCTTCACCTTTAAAGGCACCACGGGTTACGATGGTATCAATAACTGCGATACACGAACGTGCTACGCGGTTTGCTAAATCATTAAGTTGTGCTTGTTCTGGGGTCATTATTTTGCTCCTGTTGATGAATTTTCTACTGCAATAAAGTATTCGATTTCTGATTGAAGAGACTTGAATTTAGAAATGAGACGATTGCTCACACCAACCTCGTAGTCTTCACCAATCAATTTAAGGTTATTCACACCAATAACATAATTAAACTCAGAACCTTCGGGGTACGTACCCTCTACGGTAATTGAGAATGAATTAGATGATTGGGATGTCTTGGACTTACCGTCGACGACGATCTCAATAGCACCATTACTTGGTCGTATATTAATCTCTTCGTGACCTAGCGCTGAGGCGGCACGTTTGATTTTAGACAAAGTATCGTTAGTGAGAACGAACTTGACTTCAGCATCTGGCATCTGAATATCTTTCTTAGGTGCCGTCAGCATTTCTGGGTCGCAATAGAAATACTTGACTGAAGATAGTCCGCTTCCATCCCGTATAGAACAGTTCTTTTCATCGAACTCGATTCTTGGATTGTCTACAAGATTTAGTACTGACAAAAACTCAGACAAATCATAGATACCAAAGTCAGTCGGGAAAGACTCTTCTATTACAGCAGTTACAACCAAGTTCTTCTTGATTGACATAGTTTTTAAAATGTTGCCTTTAGCGACAACGATGTTGGGGTTAATGTTTGCGAAGTTTCGCAAGATGTCGATTGTTCTACTAGTTAATTCCATTGAATGTTTCCTCGTTCAAGATGTAGCCATTATATATTAAATGGGGGTGAGTGTCAAGTAATTTCTTTCATTTTACTGAAGTTTTTGTCTTTATAGAATGTCAACTTACGTTCGAAGTGAGCATCCTCAAGTTCAGCCTTGTGTGATATAACGAACACGTTAGTGTCCTCTTTAAGAGTTTCGATAATCTTCATTAGGTTATCTACACCCTCACCGTCAAGTGACGAGTCAAACGTCTCATCTAGTACCAACAAGTTAGTCGACACCGAGTTCTTCATCTTAGCAATGGTACGCCAAGTGAACAACAGAGATAAATCGATGCGCTGTTTCTCGCCCTCAGAGAATGAGTCGTAAGAAAACGCATCACGATAACGTGACCGAATAGTCTCGTTAAAACTTTCATCCAGTTCAAAGTGAACGAAGAAGTCCAATATTTGGAGGTACTGGTTCGTTAACTGATTGATTACTGGAATATATTGCTTAATAATTTTAGTCTTGATACCAGTATCACGCAGTAGTTCACTCGCAATTCTATTGTAAGCAGACTTCTCGCTCAACACATACTTGGTATCGGTAAGAGAATGACTCTCTCCTTCGAGGGTTTCTAG